TGGCGAAGTATGCTGGACAGGAAAAGACTACCTATGGCGATTGTGGTCGTCCGTATATTTGTCGTAGCTCAGGTGTTCAGGCCCCTTTTGTTGCACTGCATAGTGCTATGTTCCATGCTCCATATAGTGCGTGTGGAGGGACACAGCTTGTGCGTGAAAATATCGAGATCGCTTTGGCGCAGCTTGAGCGTATGGTTAACCCCGTTCTTCATGTTACGCAAACAGGGGGTTTAACTGGAGATGGTGTCGTTCCTGAGGGATGGTTAACTGATGCTCCAGTTTTTGGTAAGTGTGTTGTTAACGAAGTGCCTTTGGAAGTGCATGTGCCGTTGCGCACGACGAAAGTTAGGTGGTTGCGCAGCAAGGAGTGGACTGATGAGTGGCGCCCGTCAGCAAAAGGGATTGTAAAGGTTGGTGAAGAGCCCGATGTTTTTTATGTCAACACGCTCGAATCTAATGTTAGTGTGAAATACGTTAGCGAACCCAACAAATGTATTGGAAATGCTATTTTCCAAAAGTGTGTGAAGTTTTATGCACAACAATTCCCGAAGTTCACGGAGATTTGGACTGATGATCAGGCTATCAATGGACATGGAATTATGGATAAGCTCAACATGCACACATCGACTGGATACTGGAGCAAATATTTTACTCATGGAAAGACTGAAGTCTTTGAGATGGATTCGGAAGACCATTATACGTGGACCAAGAAGGCGCGGACCTTCATAATTCCAGAGTTGGATTCCACTTTTGTGGAGAGATATGAGGAGGCGGATCGCGAAATCACAATAGGTAATGTACCCATTTTTCTGTGGGTATCGTCGAATAAAGACGAGTTGCGTGCAATTGAGAAAGTTAAGAGTGGAAAGACTCGTGTTTTTGAAATGCCACCCTTGGAATTTAGTTTGTTGGTGCGCAAGTATTTTGGACCATTTCTCAATCATATGAAGGCTAATCCTGGTTTTGAGACCATGTGTGCAGTTGGTATTGACAAGGAGACTGTATGGAAAGCCATGTGGCAGGGTCTTCGTGGGAATAGTGATGTTGGATTTGATGTTGATTATTCCAACTATGATGGGAGTGTGACGCCCATTGCTTTTGACTTCTTTAGGGCAGTGACAGATTATTGTCTGCCCGAAGAGACGAAGCAGCAAAGACATTGTTTGTTGCATGTTTTGCAACACTCATATGTCTTGTGTCGCGAGACTGTTTTCCTGACTGAGCAGGGGAACAAGTCCGGCAATCCAATGACGGACATATTTAACTCAGTCACGAACGTTTTCATCATTCTTCTCTCATACTTGTATGGGAGAGGAGAGGCCGGATTGTCGTTGGACTTTGAACAGTTCAATCGGGAAGTGAGGGCTATCACGTATGGTGATGACGTGATTTGCAGCGTTGCTCGTCATGTGAAATATTTCTCTCGGGAGACCGTCTTTAAGGTGGCGGCTGGCTTGGGAATGAAAGT